TTGAACTCCCTTTCCTTTGGATATAGGGATACAATGAACCAATCGAAAGGAATTTGCCCACTACAGACCTGCTGGACGATTTTAAAGACTGATATTTCAGGTTGATTGAGCATCTCCAGGAGGAGTCTCTTGTGACTCTTGGGCGGGATTCTCTTATCCCATGTTGCAGCCATATTGGACCGGTAGAGCGATATTGCCTTATCATCAACCAAGTCAAGGAAGTTGATATAGTAATCAAAATCGAAATGCTTTGCAAATCTGACATGTTGCCACTCCAGTTGGTCGTAACTCAAGAGTGAAATCTTGGTCTCATTGGTGTAGAAAAGATGATATAATTGGGTCTGCCGCCCTTCGTCAGAGAAGACAAGGGGGGGCCATTCTCCGTTCTTCCTGATATACCCTTCAGTGTACATATAGCAGAATCGCGACCGCAACTTGGCAACATCCACGGGACTGGTATTGACTACCTTGCGTGCCTCTTCCCTTACTTTGTCTCCCCCAATGGTCGGATCAACCAAGGGATGGCCAAACATCTTTTGAGTACCAAATACCTCCACACAATAATCGAGCCTATCTATCTTCCTCAGAACGGACGTGAGCTCATCGGCCAAGTATGGACTAGTCCCACCCAGATCTTTTTCTTTCTCTCTAATCACAGATGTCATCCTAGTGATCATGAAATCCTTCCCAAGGAGATTGTCAGACATCCCAGAAATCCAGCTAATTGTGAGGGCCTCTACCTGTTTTCCTATACCATACCCAGCATTTTGATAACGGACTAGACACTTGGTAAACCAATGGAAGATCTTACGGAATATATCTGGTAACTCCCTAGTTCCGTAGATCTGGTAAGCAGCCACGAGAGCGTTGAAGCGTGAGTAATACATGTCCTTGAACATCAAGAGCTGGTCATAAGAAATCAGCCACACTGTTTCATGTTCCGTAGGCACAATGAGGATTGTGGAACAATCTGAGTACCACGAAAAAAGCGGTGTGGACCCGGGCCGGACACGTGTGTCTGATCGTGACCACCGGGTAGAGATAACGTCTACCATCTTCTTGAGTGTAATCGTCCTGGACCACTCTGGAATAGCATTTCGACTAGCGATGTCAATACGATGAAGTGAATGCTCGG